TGCTGCTTTGGCTGACTTCGACGCAATCATCTCTCGCTTGGATAAGCAGGGTTCGATTGAGGAGAACGTCATCTTCGTTGACCGGGACTTCAGCTTTGCTATCGACGACATGTTGGCTGCTCAGAACAGCTACGGTGCCGGCGGTACTAGCTACGGTCTCTTCGACAACGACGAGCAGATGGCCCTCAACCTTGGCTTCACGGGCTTCCGCCGTGGTTACGACTTCTACAAGTCTGACTGGAAGTACTTGAACGACCCAACTATGCGTGGTGACCTCACTAACGGTGGTGTCAACGGTCTGATGGTTCCTGCTGGAAGCACTACGGTCTACGACCAAGTGCTCGGTAAGAACGCCAAGCGTCCGTTCCTCCACGTCCGCTACCGCGCCTCTGAGACTGAGGACCGCCGGTACAAGACTTGGATTACAGGTTCCGCAGGCGGAGCTGCTACCAGCGGCCTCGACGCGATGGAAGTCAACTACCTCTCTGAGCGTGCTGTGTGCGTCTTGGGAGCGAACAACTTCTTCCTGTTCACCGACTGATTCTAACAGGGTATTGGGGGCGCAATCGGCGCCCCCACTATCCACCCTCTTTAAATAAAATAGAAATGAATACGGATAAAACCTTTCGCCTTACTCAAGGCGCCGCTCCCCTTTGTTTCATGATTCCCGGTCGTGGTAGCCAGCGAAAGCCGCTACTATATTGGGACGATGAGCGAAACGAGAACCGAGTGTTGCGTTACGCCCGCAACCAAAAGAGCCCTTTCGAAGACGAGCAAGATGGTAACGCCATTATCGAGCCAGTAATTTTCGAAGACGGCATGCTCCATGTACCCAAGACCAACCCTGTCTTACAGGAGTTCCTCCACTACCACCCTATGAATGGTAGTAAGTATGAGGAGGTCAACGAGGAGCGCGACGCTGGCGCCGAGGTGGAGCTAATCAACCTCGAGGTAGACGCCCTTGTCGAGTGCAAGAACATGAGCATCGAGGCTTTAGAGCACGTCTCTCGCATCCTTCTTGGCATCGACCCATCTCGCCTCACCACCTCGGAGTTGCGCCGCGATATGCTCATCTATGTGCGTCGTGAACCAGAGACATTCCTGCGAGTGGTCAACGACCCAGACTTGAAGTTGCAGTCTAAGATTCAGAGATTCTTTGACGACGGCCTACTTTCTTTCCGCCGCAACAAGACGGAGATTTGGTTCAATGGACCCACAAAGAAGCGCAAGCTTTTGACGATTCCGTTTGGTGAAGACCCCGTGGCTTTGGCTACGTCTTACCTCCTTAGCGACGAGGGGCTTGAGACCTTACGGGCCCTCGACACGTTGCTTGAGGAGTGAGTAAGTTTTTCCTATTGCTAGAGAAAGCCACCTTCGGGTGGCTTTTTCGTTTGGCGCTATCTTAGAGGAATGATTAACTCCGTGCGGAATACGGTCTTGTCGATATTGAACAAGAACAACTACGGCTATATCTCTCCATCCGACTTCAACCTGTTTGCTAAGCAGGCTCAGCTAGAGATTTTTGAGGGGTATTTCACTGGTCTTAACCAAGCTATCAACGCAGAAAACGCGCGTATGTCTGGTACGGACTACGCCAATATGACCAAGGGCATCAACGAGGACATCGACATCTTCTCCGTGTCTCAGCCCCTGACACAGAGTGCGGCCAACCTATTCTTCACTCCGAGCGTCGCTACCACCGGTGACGACTACTACTTGCTGAACAAGGTTCTGGTCAACGGAGCTGAGGCAGAGCCTGTTACGCATAGCCGCATCACCATGTTGGCAAACTCGAACTTGACGGCACCTTCGGCACAATACCCCGCGTACACCATCGATAACCCCACTGCTGGTCAGGTCGTCACCATCTACCCTACTGCAACGACGTACGCGCAGGGCGATGTGGTATGTCAATACGTTCGGTACCCCTTCGACCCGAAGTGGACCTTTAGTGTATTGACCAATGGAGAGCCTGTATTCAACCAGAGCTTGACTGGATACCAAGACTTTGAGCTCCCCATAGATGACGAGCCAAGGTTGGTGTATGGCATCTTGCAGATGGCGGGCATGAGCATCCGCGAGGGCGACGTATACCAGTATGCTAACGCAGAAGAGAAAGAGCAGTAATGGCATATATCACAGACTACCAGTACTACGAGAATAACGGAGCCAACCCCGAGGACAAGAATTGGGGTAGCTACCAATACGTCTCTCTGGAAGATATCGTCAACAACTTCCTGTTGATGTACAACGGCAACCACTCCCTTGTCAATAACGAGGAGCGGTACAAGATTCTGTTCCATGCCAAGCGGGCCATCCAAGAGTTGAACTACGACTCCCTGAAAGAGATTAAGGTTCTCGAGCTCAGCGTCTGTGACAGCCTACGTTTTGTCCTCCCTCCGGACTATGTCAACTGGGTTCGCATTTCCCTATATAAGGGCGGAATTCTTCGACCATTAACGGAGAATATTCAGACGAACTGGAGTTCGGCCTATCTGCAAGACAACAATTGTCGCATCCTTTTTGACGAGAGCGGAGCTACTCTACGCCCGCAGGATTCTACTATCGATTTCGATAGGATTACGGGCACCAAGCCTAGCATCTACCTGAATGGAAACAGTCAGTTCGATGGGCAGCTTGGCCACTGCTGCGACGGCAATTGGTATTTCGACTATGCCATCGGGGCTCGGTACGGACTAAACACGGAGACGGCTAACGCGAACCCTACGTTTAGCATCAACAAGAAGGGTGGCGTCATCAACTTCAGCAGCCACATGGCTGACGAGCTTTGCATCCTCGAGTATGTCAGTGATGGTATGGAGGGTGGCAACAACACTGAGATTAGCGTGAACAAGCTTTTCGAGGACTACGTATACGCGTATATCCAGTACGCTATCCTTGACGCTAAGTTGGGTGTACAAGAGTATATCGTGGGTCGGGCGAGGAAGAAGAAGAACGCGCTCCTGCGCAACGCAAAGCTTCGCGTCAGCAACATCCACCCGGGGCGCTTGCTGATGAACATGCGTGGTCGAGACAAGTGGATTAAGTAATGGCGAATCTGGTAAGGAACTTCATCAAGGGGCGCATGAACAAGAGCGTCGACGAGCGCCTTGTCCCCCAAGGGGAGTATATCGATGCCCGCAACATCCGGATGGGGTCCACCGAGGACTCGGAGATTGGAACGGTAGAGAACACCAAGGGCAATACGCAGCTCACTACGCTGGTATACCCACCTACGGGGGCTGCTTTGAGCGCCAGTGCCACGTGCCTAGGCGCCTATAGCGATGGGGCCAACGAGACCATGTACTGGTTCGTCCACGACCCGGCTTTTACTTTGGTCCCAGCGGTCGGGAAGCTCGACCTTATCGTCTCGTACAATATGCGCAGCGACCTGCTGACGTATCATGTGGTCAGCATCGACGACCCCTCTACGGCTTCTACTACCACCTTGAACTTCGACCCGCAGCATCTGATTACGGGTGTGGACTTGGTTGACGGGCTGCTGTTCTTTACCGACGACTTCAACCCTCCGCGCCGCATCAACGTCACCACGGCGTACCCGCTTCCTGTGGCGAACTTAGACAGCGGGGTATTAGGTGAGGACATCCTCGTCATCAAGATGCCTCCCTCGGAAGCACCTACGGTTACTGCTGTAGAAGTGGTGTCTCGGGAGGACTATATGGAGGACCGCCTCCTGTGCTTTGGTTACCGATGGGAGTATGCCAACAACGAGTACTCGGCTACGTCACAGTTTAGCGACCCCATCTTCGAGAGCAAGCCGTTTGCGTTTACTACGGAGTCGTACCTCAACGAGGGTATGGTCAACTCCGTTCAGGCTTGTGACGTTAGTGTGCGTACGGGCAGCTCTTTGGTGAAGGGTATCGACATCTTGTTCAAGGAGATGGATGACAATATCATCCGCGTCATTGAGAAGGTCGACAAGGCCAACGTGTCTTTGGCGGACAACTCCGACTACATCATTCAGTTTAGCAAGCAGAAGATTTTCACCATCCTTCCTGAGAGTGAGATTCTACGCTTGTATGACAACGTCCCTAGGCTGGCTAAGGCCCAGACCTTGATGGGGAATAGGCTCGTCTACGGCAACTATCTAGAGGGGTATGACATGGTCAACTCCGACGGCCTGTTCAACAAGCTTGGATTTCAGGTTTCTTTAGTTCGCACAGCTTTAGATAGCCCTGACGGCACTATCGCCGCAACACCTTCAGCTAAGAGCCTACACAGCAACCGTACCTATGAGATTGGTATCGTATATATGGACGAGTTTGGTAGGTCTAGCACTGCCCTTGTTGCGCCAAATAACAAAGTGGAGGTTGATTGTGGGCAGTCTATTTTTCAGAATCAGATTCGGGTCACCATCCCCTCTATTATGAGGGCTCCTGTTTGGGCCAAGAGGTACAAGTTCGTTATCAAGCCTGACGCCGAAACCTACGAGACCATATATACCAACCAGCACTTTGAATTTGGTGGGGATGTTTACTTCCTACTCGAAGGGGAGAACGCGGCTAAGGTAGAGAAGGGAGACAGGTACGTTGTGAAGAGCGACACCTCTGGTGCGGTTACGTCATGCACTTACGCTGAGGTTCTTGAGAAGAAGGCATATGCTGTTGGAGAACTAGACGAAACTGGCTCTCCCCTTGTTCCTGCTATTGCGGGAACGTATATGAAGATGAAGCCTAACTTCACCTATGGCCTTCCCTCTGGAGTAGTAAACATAACTCCCGGAGAAAAATCTGCCGGGACCAACGGCGGTGACGACCAGAGTACTGAAAACGGAGACGATACAGCAGGAACTTTCCCGCGATTGGTTTATACGGGGTTTGATTCCAACGTTATTAATACTGGGACGCGTATTAGGCTCACCATGAGCTTTACCCGTCAAGGTAGAGGAGATGCTTCTTGCGAAACGAGAACGCTAGACTTTGACCACACATGGGAAGTGGAGGCGGACTATAACGATATTACTGATTGGTTTTACGGTGTTGGAACTGCAAACACTGTAATCGACACCATAGAAGCGGCGGTGGGTGTTTCTGGAAACCCGGCTGAGGCATTACCTACAAACACAGTCAATAGCAAGACCGCAGTTAACCCCGCTGTTGACCCAAGTTTTGGTGTGGGGGGGTCTGCGCTGACGAACAACATCTTTTTTAATCAAGCCTCTGGCGTCATCTCCTTTGTGGCTTTCGGCACCAACAAGTGTTCCGGTGGATTTGGCTCTGGCAGTAGTCCAAACCGTCGCTCTCGAATTAAATCGGAGTGGACGATAACGCGGTCTACCGACGTTATCGTTTTCGAGACGGAGCCATCACCCGCGCTACCAGACCTGTGGTATGAGTCGAGTCAGTCGTTTCTTATTGACCCCCTAGGTAACTACTATGGTAACGTACAAAACCAGACGGGTAGTCAACCGGCTATCATCGACACGTCGTTCTTCAATTGCATAAGCTTTGGAAATGGCATAGAGAGCTACAAGATTCGTGACTCCGTAAAGGGCAAGCCTATCACCCTCGGTAACCGCGTTACCACAACTAGCGACGAAAGGTTCTCTGCGGTGCGTCGCTTCGCCGACCTGACGTACAGCGGTGTCATCAACGATGAGACCAACATCAACAAGCTCAATGAGTTCAACCTTGGCCTGCTCAACTTCAAGCCGCTAGAGGACAGCTATGGCCCTGTAGAGAAGCTCTTCGCTAGGCGCACCGACATCCTCACGTTGCAGGAGGATAAGATTAGCTACGTCTTGGCGGGAAAAAATCTCTTGACCGACGCCACGGGGGAAAGCGTGGTGGCGTCTGTCCCGCAGGTCTTAGCCAACCAAGTGGCCCGAGTGGAAGACTTCGGCATCAGCAACAACCCCGAGAGCTTTGCAGAGTGGGGACCGCACAAGTTCTTTACCGACGCTAAGCGCGGCTCTGTCATCCACCTCTATGGCGATGGGCAGAAGGAGCAGCTCACCGTAATCAGCGAGAACGGTATGCGGAGCTGGTTCCGCGATGAGTTTATCGAGAGCTTCAATACGCAGAAGCTCGGTGGCTACGACCCGTATATGAACGAGTATGTGTTAGCAAGTAACGATGTGTTCCTGCCCGGTCAGGAGGACTGCATCGAGTGCAACACCATCCAGACGTTCTTGCTTACGGCAGCGGAGCAGTCGTTCTGTGTGAACCTAGGTAGCGATGTAGGTCCGGTATCTATCAGCTACATCATAGTATCTGCTGACGACGCCGACACGGCCACTATCTCTACCACATACCCGAACGAGACGACTACGACCCCCGTGGTCTCGTCACCCATCAGTAACGGTTCTCAGCCTGCTATCGCAGACGTGAACAAGAACTCGATTACGGACAATACGGTGAAGGTCGACCTCAACTACACGGGCACAAAGCGGTTTGTGTTGCAGGTGCAGGTGAAGTGTCCTAACGCTACTGACCTCAAGGTTAGGCTGATAACCGTAAACAGACCCGACGAAGCGAGGCAATCCATACACAGTCAATTCCAGTGGGCCGCGCCAGCTCCCGACACCTTCGTCTCTCCTTTGAGCAGCACTGCGGTTACGTTCGCCACCGCCGGCTCCGGACCGGTCATCTCGAACTGGCAGGAGTACTCCGTGTCTCAGGGCAGTAGCCTTGGTCCTATCGATGGGAGTACGGTCACTATGGCGTACAATAGGATTGGCACGGACAACTATACGATTCGTACTTCCGACAGGTTCCGATACCTGCGCGTCGACACGAAGTATGAGGAGGCCGACATCGTGGCTCTTTTGGCTGCCGCCAACGCCCTTACCCCTGCTGGAGCACAGCCGGAGTACACGGCAAACTTCACGATGCCGAGCACCGGAGAGTACCTCTACCTAATCTGGGATTATTCTAATGCCTAAATACACGCTGACATATAGCCCACCTGCTGAGGGTTGGCCTTCGTTCTACTCGTATGACCCTGAGTGGATTCAGGGTATGAACCAGTACCTGTATACGTTCAGTGGGGGGAACCTCTTCCGCCACAATACCAACGATGCGCGGAATACTTTCTACGGTAGCTACGTCGCTGCGGAAGACTCTAGCACCATCACGAGTGTCTTCAACGACGAGCCTATCGTAAACAAGATTTTCAAGACCATAGCTCTAGAGGGCAACAGCCCTTGGGCGGCGGAGATGAGCAGCGACCAGCAGGACGGAAGGTTTATTGAGTCTGCGTTCTTTGAAAAGAAAGAGGGCGACTACTTCGCGTTTGTACGTACTGTAAACAACGACCCAGCTCAGCCTGACGACTATGCCTTGCGCTCACTCAATGGCATTGGTGTTAGCCAGACGGTGGTGGGCAACGTCGTAAACTTCCCGCTCACCACGGACATCGGCAGTATCCTCAGCGCGGGAAATGTACCCACCGACCCCAACAGCGGAGACTCGTTCTACTTTGCTCTACCTGTGGGTTCTGAATACCCTGCCATCACCTTCGCGGGATTTGTAACCAACATCGAGGTCGATATCCCCAATGGCATCAACCGCGTTACCCATGACGGCAGCGGCACTGCGCCCGGCATCAACGACCCGCTCTGGCTGGGCATCAAGAACCAAGTGGCGGAGTCCCACGGCCTCCTCGGTCACTACGGTGTATTCAAGCTCACCAACACCGATACCTCTGCTGTAGAGCTGTTCGTTGCCAAGAGCGAGGTCATGAAGTCGTATCCCGGCTAATCCGTACTTTTATAGCTGATGGAAGAGATTCTACATAACATCCATACAGAGACGGGCTTACTCTGGGAATCCATTGAGGATTTGCATAAGGAGCTTGGCAAGTTGGATGAGACTGTAGAGCACCACACCGACGCCATGCAGGAGGCATGTCCGGTTACTCATCACCTTGAGAACGGCTTGTATACGCGCGAGGTATTTATGCCAGCGGGTATGCTCGTCGTGAGCTTCATCCATAAGCAGAACCACCCGTCGTTCTTTATGGAGGGTGAGATGTCTTTGCTGATGGATACTGGCGAGGTCAAGCGCGTCAAGGCACCTATGGTAGTACACACTGAGGTGGGTACGCAAAGGGTGGCATACATCCATGAGGACGTGACGTGGACGTGCGTGTATCGCACCGATGCGGAGAGCGTCGAGGAGGCAGAGAAAGAAGTTTATACCATGGACTTTCGGGAGCTCCCTGAGTCCGTAATCCAAAAGAAAATATGGCAGGTGTCTTAATTGCAACGGCCCTTGGGGCAAGCGCCGCTACGGCTGCGGCTGTTGGTGGTGGAGTAGCGGCGGCTACGGCTATCGGAGGTGGCGTCAAGTCTTTTAGTGAGGCCAGTAAGGCTAAGAAGCGGCAACAGCAAGCCGAGAGAGATGCTCAGAAAGCAATGGATGACGCCCGTAATAGGTTAGGAGTAAACGTATTTGAGCAATTATCTATCCAAAAGGAGCCTTACGAGCTGGCTAGAGAAGCTGCTTTGGTAACCGGAGCCCAAGCGTTGCAGATGGGTCAAGAGGGCGACGAGCGTGGCGCCGCAGCTACGGCAGGTCGGGTCGCTATGGCTCAAGCTGCCGAGCAGGCTAGAATCCGTTCGGCTATGGGTCAGGAGCTTCAAGGCATTCAACAAAAGGTCGTAGCCGAAGAGGGCCGACTTTTAGATACGGGCATGAGTCTCGACCTCGGTGAGGTTGCTGGTCAACAGCAGATGGCCGCTGACGCTCAAAAAGACAGGGCTGCATATATCACTCAGGGTCTTACTGCTTTGCAGCAAGGGGCCGAGCTGGGGCAGCAGATGGCTCCTCTTTATGGTGGCGCCGCCACCCCTAAAGTGGATACGGTGGGAAATCAGAACATTGACTATTCTATGGCTCCATCTGTTGCGCCCCGTCTGGGACAGCCCACGCTTAATCAGAGTCAGTTTAGTGCTCCTAGTCAATTTAACCAGTACCAAAGTGGGGTTTTGCAGTCTATGCCAAATCCCTACGACCAATACCAAGGTTTATTTAGCTCCTTCGGTGGACGAATCCCCATGCCATGACAGCTTATAAGTATGTAGCACGCGATGAGGAGTCGCGAGTCAACTGGGGTGACATCAGCAAGAAGTGGTCAGACGCCATTATTACTGGTGAGGAGACCCGTGAGAAGAAAAGGCAGGATATACAGACAGCTACCGACGAGCTTACCGATTCTATCATCAACGCCCCGATGGGCGAGAACGAAGGCGTCAACGCTTGGTATTCCAATTTCGCTGACCAGTCGTCAGAGTATCTGTTAGACGCCAACCGCCGCCTCAAGTCTGGCGACCTGAAGGTCCGCGACTACAACACCATCATGGCGAATATGACGCAGGGTACGGAGCGCATGACCGGACTTGCTAAGGACTACTCTGACAACTACGCCATCAAGATGGAGCGGTTGCAGAACGATAAATCTCAACAGGCTGAGGTGGCTATGATGGAGCTGGCTGAGGGGTACGCCAACTTCACCAATACCCAAGGCATCGTCAACCCTACCAACGGGATGATTAGCATTGCCAAGAACGGCACCGGAGAGACGGTCACCATCCCGCAGATGCGGGCGTACATCAACATGCAGTACGACAAGTACGACGTTGGTGCCGCCTTGGATGAGGAGGTGGCTAGGCTTGCAGCGGACAAGATGGTCATCATGTCTGGGGATGTAAAGACCCGGGAGTCACAGCTTCGGGCTTGGAATTTGGCTAAAGACAACCTCCTCGATGCGGAGCTGGCTGACGGCCTCCATGTGAGCTCCGTCTTGACGGAAGAGGTGGGTGGATACAACGTGGTTACCGACGCTAATAAGGTGGGTGAGAACGACGTGTTGTTTGTCCTAGACCCCAGCCAGCCTAGCGCAGGTTACCGCGTGCCTTTGTATGGTCTCGACCTCAGCAACATGACCGAGGCCGACCTCGACATGATTTTCAGCGCCGACCTTGACGACGCGAAGCGGACAGCACTTATCAAACAGGCCGAAGAACAGAAGGTTACAGCACGGGACTGGCTCAATACCGACTTCGAGCGCAGGCTTAGCGTGATTGAGACCCCTCGTCAGGAGTTTGCTGCGCCTCCTCCGGCAAAGCTTAGTGCCACTGAGCGTGGGAAATATGCTGAGACACAGTCGGGGCTGGAGTCATTGGCTAAGGTTTTCTATGGCGACAAGAAGCTTAGGCAAGAGGGATTGGATGAGGTGTTTGGTCAGGACGAGACCATTACTTCTTACGGTGTTCGAGAAGGTGCTGATGGACAGCAAGAGATTTTTGTTCAGCAGATGCGTGATGACGGAACCGTTGTTGAGCGCACACCTATCCCCTTGGGCGAAAATTTCAAGCAGTTCGCTAAGCCTGCTGGGACACAGTTCTTTGAATCGGCATACATCGACGATGTGCTTCCCGGGATATTAAAGAAGTACGAGGGTAGAGGGCGTGGTTCAGGGGAGTACACCACCACGCGACAGCCTATCGTTACTGACATCTCTAGTGTTGAGATTGATTACCGAGGCGACAAGAAAACAGTCAAGGCCGCTCTGGCAGAAGCTGGGGGCGTTTCAATGGTGGGTAAAGTCACTGGAAGAAGCGACGCGGAAAAAGAGGCTCAGGTTATACGCTCTGTCCTTGGCGCTCCTGAGATTGGCATCAACGCCACGGTGGCTTCTGTCGACGAGAGAAAAATTGAGGCTGCAAGAGGTGAGGGTTCGTATGAAGGTACTATTGATGCTCCCGGCGTTCAGTTATTTGCCGAGGGAAGGATGGACAAGCCGATTATTATTCCTAACACCGACGCGTCTATGAATGCCTTAATGAGCGTGGTAGATATGTTGGCTAAAAACAGGTTCATCACCGCCGATGAGCTACTGGCATTGTTGCCCGAGGAGGCTAAGGCATACAACACCCCAGAGGTAATCAGTTCTATCTTCACGGAAGAGGTAACGGAGGAGGCTCCGAACTACGACTGGTCAAAAGCAGGACAATAAGACATGGACGAGCAGGCAGTATCTAACCTACACGGTTGGGCTCAGAGTAAGGGATACCCCGGGTCAGTAGAGGAGTTCTCTGTACTCCTACAGTCTGATGATGGCGCCCTTCAAAGCGCGTATTCATACGCTCAAGAGCAGGGCTTCCCGGGAGACATCTCGGCTTTCGAAAACCTTGTTGGCCGAAAAAAAAAAGACGCTACGGAATCCGTATCGGACGATGGTTTATTGGAGTCTCTCCAGCCTGAAGTCGCTGTATCAGAATCTGTTAGCGTTCAAGCTCCGCCTGAGCCGATAGAGCAGCTTGACGAAACTCCGACCCGAGTATTCGGTGAGGAGGTGGTAGAAGAACAGGTTGACGACATGCCTGTTGGGCAGTCCACGGCAGTAGATATTCCCGGTGCTCCCGAGCCTGCCCTTGATTTGAGTACTGGCGATGTAGAGTTCGACAAGTCCATTGAGTTTGTTGACGCCAGCCTCGTCGACCGTGGTGATGAAGGTCAGGTTGCGAGAGAGCTTTCGGCTGAGTTCAAAGATTTTGGTTTCGACTTTGAATCCACGGGCATTGGCGATGCCATTAAGGTCACTGCTCGTAACGGCGAGACCATGGATGTGGACCTCGACCCTGCGTGGTACAACTTCGGTGTTGACGAGGGTGAGGAAGCCAAGAGCCTGCGCAAGTTCCTTACAGACAATAAAGACACGAGCGAGCTTGTCGATGCCGAGGAGGCCTTCAAAGAGGCCGAGGCTATCTATGGAGAATACAAGGCTGAGGAGGCCGAACTCATAGCAGAGTTTGAAGCTAACGCCGCTAAGAGGAAGGCCCTACCTAAGGACGATGTGGAAGGGTACAATAAACTTATCGAGCAACAGGATATGCTTCTTGCTCGAGCACAAAAGCTAGTCCGTGAAAGTGCTGATTCCGAAGACCTAGCTCGGGAGAGCTATGCCAACCTTGAGCGCCTGTCTAAGCCTAAAGAAAAACTCACGGCATTGGAGCGCACGTTTGGTAGGGGTAGCATTACGAACTGGACTTCAGACCTTAGCGTCAGGGCTAAAGACCAAGGGTTGGCTCAGGGCGCAACCATCCGTGAGAACCTCAACCTAGCTATCAACGGCAACAACGTTACTGATGAGGAGCTAGAGGATTTCCGCAGGGCTTTGGCGGCTTCTGCTGAGGCTGGACCATCTGATGAGATGCAGGAGCTAGGCAGGATAGTCGATAAGAAGAGCGAGGGGCTTTCGTATGCCGGAAAGATGCTTGTGGCGCTATCGGAGACGGCGAAGAGGCCGCAGCTCCTACCTGAGTTGGTTGTGTCTTCGGTTGCTATGATGGCTAACAAAGAGGTCGCTGAAGGTGCGCTTGCCGGAGGGGGACTGGGTGCGGGCGGTGCTTTGCTTTATGGCCAGCTGGGCCCTCAAGTGGCATTGCCCGAGGAGTTGTTTACCGTACCTGCTTCGTTCCTTACTGGTGCAGCCGGCGGTGCCGCAACTACGCTTGAGACTGGCCTTTCTTTTGCTGAGTTTATGATGGAGGAGCTGGCTGAGAAGCAGGGCGTCGATATCAACGAGGTGGATATGTCCAACGAGTCATTGCGGGAGGTGCTCAGCGATAGCGAAGCTATGTCTCGATTGCGCAATAGGTCCGCTGGCCGTGGTGTTGCGATGGGACTATTCAATATGGTCACCAAAAACTTTGCTTCGGGTGTTACACGCCGTGTTGTAGGTAGGACGGGTAGCAAGATGAAGGGCATCCTCGCAGCAGGTGCGGTGGACGCACCACTCGAAGGTGCTGGTGAGGCGATAGGAAGGGTAGCGGGACGGCAGGAGATGACTCCTCTTGAGCTCGTTCTGGAAACTGCCGCTGTCGGTCCCGGCTTTGCCATCGGTGTTGCAGAGGGCCTTGTCCGTGCGCCTAAGTACACCCTCAACGGCGAGGCTGTCGGGGGTGGGGAGCTGGCTCGGTTCATTCGGGAAGCTGATGAAGCTGACGTAGCCGGGGCTACCATCGAAATCAAGAACGATAAGGTCTTAGCTGGTCTGGCCAACGACAAGCGGAATACGGCTAGGGAGCGCCAAATCATTGGCAAGCAGCTCCGTGAATCAGGTGTCACCGACGATGCTAAGGTGCAGACCCTAACCGACCTTGAGTTAGAGAAGCGTAAGCTCAAGGGTAACGAGACCACTTCGGGGAAGAAGAAGGCCGAGCGCATACAGCGAGAGATTGACGCCACGCTTGACGGGGACTCATACTTCTTTGAGGAAGAGACTGATGAGAAGGGGAACACCATCTCTAAGGAGGTGCGCGTTACGCGTAGGGAAGCTGTCGATGCGTTGAAGGATGACGACATCATCAACCCTACGGAGAAAGAAATTGAAGCCAAACAGGCCGAGCTCTTCCGGGATGCTATGGCCGAAATCGGAAGAGAAGATGCCGTTCAAGAGTCAAGCACAGAGGAAGTGGATGTGGGCGAACAACCCGCAGATGGCGAGGAAGTGGGAGTCGGAGACACCGAAGAAGAAGTCGTTGCCGAAGAGGAAGAAGCGGTCGTTGATGAGGAGGCGGAAGAGCTCGCCGAAAGGTTAGAGGCCGAGGGTACACCTGACGTTACGGAGCAGGTAGCAGAGAATGTAACGGCAGAGCGCAAGGAAGGAACCACTCTAGGTAAAAAGCAACAGAGGATTGTTGAGCAGGCCAAGAAGCGTGCTGTCTCTTTGGCTAAGTCTGTATCTGGATTGAACGTCAAGCTTTACGAAACCACCGACCAGTATCAGAAGGCAACCAATAAGACTGGTAAGGGCGTGTATTTGAGGGAGGTCGATGAGCAAGGCAACGTCATCGACAAGACCATTCACATCAACCTTGAGACTGCCAACAGCCGTACCGTAGCTCACGAGGCTTTCCATGCCATGTTCTTGGAAAACCTTTCTGAAGCAGAAACTCAGGCTCAAGCCAAGGCTTTGATGAGCACTGTGCGTAAGGCTGTAGCTGGCGACTCTGCTTTGGCAAATCGAATCGACCAGTTCTTGGCGGCATATAACGAGGCTGAGATTGACGAGGAAGCTCTGTCTGAAATCTTTGGTTACATCTCCAATGGATACGGGGAGCTCACGGCTCCTGAGCAAAGCAAGGTTAAGGCTGTCATCAAGGCTTTGATTGAGCGTGTTACGGGCATCAAGCTGGAGAGCGGGTGGAGCGAGGGCGACCAGAACGTGCTCGACCTATTCAATACTCTGGCTGAGAAGATGGAGGCTGGGGAGGAGATTACTGCTGAAGAGGTTGGTGGCCTAAAGGTTTCTGAGGAAAGGGTAGCTGAGGTCGAAGCAGATACTGAGATTGATACCCGTATTGCTGCTGCTCAGGAGAAACTGGCTGGCGCTAGTGAAGCTGTCGGCACCGTTCTTGGTGAGCTATCTAGTTTGCTTGATGAGGTGGAGGATGAGGCGGCAAGTAAGCTTTTGGCTTCGGTCAAGAAGACCATCAGTGCAAAGCAGGTTGGCGCTACGGTCAAGAAGATTCGTGATGTCAAGAAGTCTAAGCGTATGTCTGCTG